CTAGCTAATGGCAATTCAAGATACCCAAAAAATTGATTACCTTTGGAAGAAGCTAGGTTACGGTTCTACTAAAACTGATACTAACACTAACAAAAAAGCTCCTAACGAAGCTATAGCATCACCACTTATACTACGTGGCGATAAAGTATGGCAACAAGCAGAAAGTATTCCAGCCGTTATGCCAAACTCGTCAGCAGGAGTAGTAACAGTATATCCTACATCAGCACCAGACGAAACAACACTTGACGGAACAGCTACAGCAAATAGATCTTGGAAGACAGGACTAACAGATTGGATACCACCAGAGCTAGGATCCACATATCAAGCAAAAGTTTACATACATACTTCAGGTGATGCATCAGGTGCATCAGGTGGCGACCAAGTGTTTGCTACAGGCTCAGGCAATAATGACGAATGGTTCTTTGATTACCAATCAGGTGTATTACACTTTATCGGTGATAACTTACCTAGTGGTATTAGCTTTACAGGTAAGTCAGTTTACATATCAGGTGCTAGATATACTGGTACATTTGGTGTTGGTAGCAGTCAGACAAGTACTTTAGGTAATCTTACCGTCGATGATACAACCTTAACATCAACAACAGCCGGCGACGATATTATCATTGATGCTGAATCAGGGCTATTTAAAATTTCAGGAACAGATGGATTTGTAGTTCCTATAGGTACAACAGCACAACGTCCAGGATCACCAACCAATGGAACAATAAGATATAATTCATCAACAGAACAACTTGAAATATATGATGGAACAGCCTGGGATGGACTAAGTGATACTACATCAGCAATTTCTAGTGAAACATTTGATGGTGACGGGTCCACAACAGCATTTACTTTAGCAAGTGCGGCAACTACTAACACAATATTTGTTAGTATGAATGGTACGTTACAGATACCCACGTCAGCTTATTCAGTATCAGGAACAACTCTGACTTTTACAGAAGCACCAGCAACAGGTGATAAAATTGAAGTTAGAAAAATAACCGAAACACAGTCAGTATCAGCACTAACAAATGACAGCGGAAACGCCTATGTTCAAACCAACAGTGACGCTTTAGGAACAGTCGACATTGTAGGAACAGAAGTAAATCTAACAGGCATTATCAAACAACCACCAACAACTAAAGCCGCAGATGCCACTGGAACAGCAGGGCAAATTGCTTGGGACGCCAACTACATTTATATTTGTACTGCTACAAATACTTGGAAAAGAGTTGCATTAACTGGCGGCTATTAACAAGATATAATACGCTATTTCTTTTTAGTGCTTATCACTTCAGAATTTCCATTTTGAAATAAATACTTGTAACAAAGTGCTAGAGGATATGGAACCTATATACTTTGAAGGTATTATTAAATGTCGACAATTTGATAAAAAATTTATTATAGGGAATATATAAATGGCAGTCACCAGAATTAAGAATAACCAAATCCTAGATTCGGGCATTTGGGCTAACAGTAAAATTATCCCAGGGTCAATCACGGGAGCATTGCTTAGTAGTAACATCACAGTAACCAGTGACTTCGTTATTACTGGTAATTTATATGTTACAGGTGCAACAAGCACACTAACTGTAGCATCAACAAACACATATATTAACGATCCGTTAATTGTATTAAACAATGCATTTTCAGGAACAAACGGCTACGATCTAGGTTTTGTCTTCGAGCGTGGTAGTTTAGTGAACCAAGCATTTTATTGGGACGAAAGCTCAGATGCTTTCAAACTGATCGCAACTACAGAAACTGGTGATACATACGGTGCTATATCTGCAGAATCATCATACAGTGATTTATTACTTGGTAATGTAACAGCACAATATGATGTTGATGCAAAAAATGCTACTCTCACTAATAATTTAACTGTAGCAGGGTATACTAACCTAGCCGGTAATGTAAGTTCTCCAATAGTTAACGCAGGTGCACTTAATGCAACTGGAACAACTACACTAGCCGCTACCAATGTAAGTGGCTTCTTAAACTCAAGTGGTAATATAAGTGCCGCAATTATTAACGGCGGAGCAATTAACTCAACTGGTTTAATTAACACAACTGGTAACGTAAGTGGTGCAGTGGTTAATGCAGGTGCATTGAACGCAACCGGAACAACAACATTAGCGACAGTTAACGTAAGTGGGTTCTTAAACTCAAGTGCTAACGTAAGTGCCGCAATAATGAACACAGGTGCACTTAATGCAACTGGTACTTCAACGCTTGGTGCAGTTAATGCAAGTGGTTATGTGAACTTAGCTGGTAATATAAGTGCCGCAACTGGACATTTTGGTACATTAAGTGTAGGTGGTTATACTAACTTAGCTGGTAATGTAAGTTCCCCAGTAGTTAACGCAGGAGCGTTAAATACAACTGGAACAACAACACTGGCGGCAGTTAACGTAAGTGGGTTCCTTAACTCAAGTGGTAACATATCAGCCGCAATATTAAAAGGCGGGGCGATTAATTCAACTGGTTTAATCAACACAACAGGTAATGTAAGTGCGGCACAAGTTAATGCCGGACAACTTAACACAACTGGTAATGTATCAGCTAGCCAAGCAAGCGTAGCAACAGTAAAAGCAAGTGGATTAAGAACAGGAAGAGTTGTAACTACTAGCACAGCAGGCTTAATGGTTGATAACGATGGTTTAAGATTTGCATCTAATACATTAACAGTAGGCGCAAAAATTACAGCAAATGCCGCAGGTTGGATTGGAACTGCTTCAGGTGATTTAGTCCTTGCGGCAACAGATGATGTTGACTTTAATGGGTCAAATGCTATTAATCTTGCTGATCCATCATCAGCACAAGATGCAGTAACTAAAGCATACTTAGAATCACAACTATCATCAGCTGTTACAACAATACAACAAGATAACACGTTTGTTAAAGTAACTGACGCAGGTGCAAATGGTAACATTGTACTTGATGCAGATGGCGAAAGAGTTGGTTTAGTCACACAAGACACAACGAAAGTTTTAAATAATTTAAACGTTTCTAATGCTACAGTAGCAACAAGTACTACAACAGGTGCTATTAAAACAGCAGGCGGTATTGGTGTTGTAGGCAACGTAGTAGCTGGTGGACAATTTAAATCAACAGCTGATTGGGAAAGTGCTAGTGTTGCAACAGGTGCTATTATCACAGCAGGTGGTGCAGGTATTGCTAAAAACTTGAACGTTGGTGGTGATGTTACTATCACTGGTGACTTAACAGTTAATGGTACTGAAACAACACTTAATACTGCAACATTAGCAGTTGAAGACTTACAAGTTACAGTAGCTAAAGGCGCTGGCGGTAGTGCGGCGGCAGATGGTGCTGGAATTAATGTTGATGGTGTAGCTGTAGGTGCAAACATTACATACACACACTCAACAACAAGTTGGAACTTAAACCGTACTACAATCATTGAAGCCACCGCAGAAGCAACAGATGTCGGCGAAGGTGCATTACAAGTCAATGGTGGTGCTAGTATAGATGGAAGATTGTATGTAGGCTCAGGACTACAAGGAACAGTAATAGGTAACGTAACACCGGCCGCGGCGTCATTTACAACAGTAAACGCAAGTGGTTATGTGAACTTAGCTGGTAATATAAGTGCCGCAGTAGTTAATGGCGGTGCATTAAACGTTACTGGAACTACTACACTGGCGGCAACCAATGTAAGTGGGTTCCTTAACTCAAGTGGTAATATATCAGCCGCAATATTAAAAGGTGGAGCAATTAGCTCAACTGGCTTAATTAACACAACTGGTAATGTCAGTGGTGCTGTAGTTAATGCTGGTGCACTTAATACAACTGGAACAACTACATTAGCGGCAGTTAACGTAAGTGGGTTCCTTAACTCAAGTGGTAACATAAGTGCCGCAATATTAAAAGGCGGAGCAATTAACTCAACTGGCTTAATTAACACAACTGGTAACATTAGTGGTGCAGTGGTTAATACAGGTGCACTAACAGCAACAGGCACAACAACACTAGCCGCAACTAACGTAAGTGGCTTCTTAAACTCAAGTGCTAACGTAAGTGCCGCAGTTATGAACACAGGTGCATTAAACGCAACTGGTACTTCAACACTTGGTGCTGTTAATGCAAGTGGTTATGTGAACTTAGCTGGTAACATAAGTTCTCCAGTAGTTAACGCAGGTGCATTGAACGCAACTGGAACAACTACACTTGGTGCTGTTAATGCAAGTGGTTATGTGAACTTAGCTGGTAATATAAGTGCTTCAAATGCACACTTTGCAACATTAAGTGCAAGTGGTTATGTGAACTTAGCTGGTAATATAAGTGCCGCAGTAGTGCATGGTGGTGCAATTAACTCAACTGGTTTAATTAACACAACAGGTAATGTTAGTGGTGCTGTAGTTAACGCAGGTGCACTTAATGCAACTGGAACAACAACATTAGCGGCAACCAATGTAAGTGGCTTCTTAAACTCAAGTGGTAACATAAGTGCCGCAATAGTCAATACAGGTGCACTTAATGCAACTGGTATTGCTACTGTTAGTAATGCAACAGAAGCAAGTGCCGTAGACACTGGTGCGATAGTTACTCCGGGTGGTGTTGCTTTAGCTAAATCAGTATTTGCTGGTATTGGTGGTACATTTAACAGTACTAAAGTTGCTACAAGTTTCCTAGTTAAAGGTCAAGGTAACGATCAACTATTTAAAATAGATACTGCTAAGAATGCCGCAGTAATGAGTACAAATGGTAACGCAATAGTACAAGATGGTACTATAATGAAGTTTGACAGTACTGGTGCTATCATACTACCAATTGGTGCAAACGGAAATAGACCAGGCGCGGCAGGTAATGTTGCTGTAGCAGGTATGTTACGATACAATACTACACAGACCAATATGGAATTCTATAATGGTACTGAGTGGAAACAACCAGGTACTGAATTTACAGTTATTGCCGCAGACGATTTCAACGGTGATGGTACAACAACAGCGTTTACATTAGATGCGGAGTCAACAACAGCGGCAACTGTGGTAGCTATTAACGGTATTGTACAGATACCAACAACAGCTTACGCAGTGTCAGGTACTACATTAACATTTACAGAAGCTCCGGCGGCTGGCGATGTTATTGATGCACGTAGACTTACAACTACAACAACAGTTAACAGTCTAGCAAATGGCAATAGTTCAGTTGAACTGCAAGCAAACGACAATAACTTTGCTAACATTAAAACTGGTAGTACTACAAGACTTTCAGTCAATGCCGCAGGTGATGTTGTAATTGAAAAAGATCTTACTGTTAAAGGAGAGCTTACTGTATTAGGTGACTCTGCTGGTAATATTAATATTGGTGATCAATCGACTGATAAAGTACAACTAACAGGTACTATTGTATATGACGAAACACCAATTACTACACAAGCTGGTAACATGGTGATTATCGATAGCTTTAGTACAGCGGCTTATCACTCAGCTAAGTATTACATCCAAGTAAGAGATGGTGCTACTTCGAGTATACAAACTCAGGAAACAATGTTAGCACAAGAGGATGGTGTAGTAACACATAGTTCGTATGCTGTTATTGCTCCGGACGGTGAGATTGGTACATTTGTATCAAATATCTCAGGTGGTAGTGCTAGGTTAATTATGATTCCAGTTGGAGCAGGTATTAACGCTAACATTAAAGCACAAACAACTTATATTGTTTAATTTAATTAGAGTTCTGGGGCTTAGAAATAGGCCTCAGTATTCGCTTAAGAGAGAGAAAATAAATGCTTAGATTACTTGAAAAACAATATAGATCCAGTTATGACGGTGAAGACGTAGTAACATCACGTACACTAGAAAACGGTGATTGGACTTCAGTAACTGAAGAAGTACCCAATAATGTTACTAACAATCAAATTTCAAATCGTGCTGTAGTATTTGGTAACAGCGAAAGTAGAAAGAATTTTCCAACCGAACATACACTAAACAAGTATGCAGGACTACTTGGTGCTGATACATTACAAAGCTATGGTTGTAATGCTTTCCATAGAGATCACACTCCAGACTTTTTGGTAGTAACTACTAGAGCAATGGCACAGGAATGTGTTGACAGTGGGTATACTAGTAACAATATTGTATACACTCAGGCTCCGTTGACTTTAGAACATCCTGGAAAATTTTACCTAACTCCACTTGATCAGTATGCAGATGCAGGCGCAACTGCTACATATCTTGCTTGCTTTGACGGACACCGTAAAGTGTACCTAGTAGGTTGCGAAGGTAATTTTGACGAAGCATACAATAGTAACATGTATGCTGGTACCAATGGTTATGATCCTATCAATGCTGACATGAGAGGGTCCAATAGTTGCCCTGCTTATAAACAAATATTTAACACGTACAACGATGTAGACTTTGCATTAGTAACACCAAACGGTGAAATGCGAACATACGAAGAGTGGAAAACATGTCCGAATTTTAGACAAATTTCACATAGACAAATGGTGTTAGAAGCAGATTTATAATTGTTAAAATAAAAAGATAAAAGCCCGGAAGGGCTTTTATTTTGACTAAAGTATGGTCTCTAAAGTTTTAATCTTACTTACTACAGACTCAAAATTTATTGTACGCCAAACACCTGGGTGCAACGGCTTAGGATGATCCTCTAGTGCCACCCAACAAAATCCACGATGTTCTTTATTAAGTAAGGGAGTAAATTCATTTTCTACAGGTGCTATAAATGTATGATATGTAAAGTTACCGTTGTTGCTAGTAAACTTTTCTATAGGAATAATTTTTAGATCTTTAATAGTACCGCCTAGCTCTTCTTCAATTTCTCTTAAAAGACTAGTTAATATGTTCTCTTTATACTCGACTTTGCCCCCGGGAACGCCCCATGACCCTGAGTAATTGTTACTGTTACGTAAAAGAAATAGGTAGCGTTTAGTAGTTGTGCAATATATAAAAGTACCAACACCTTCTACAGTACGAGAGTCCATAGACCGTTTTTGTACTCGCCTTCCCAGCTTTTTATCCATTGATCGAGATTCCACTTATATTGAACTCCGGTATTTAGATTACTTACATATTGTACACTACTTTCCTGTTCGCTGTCAAATACTACGTCCCACTGTGTGCCATCATATTCTACGATATCATTAGCATTGGCTACTAGATCAGACCCGTCACTCCCTCTCCAGGCGCTTGGACCATCGCCGACAGAATTATCAAAACTTCCAACAGCATGTAATAATAGATATCTAGTTCCAGTAGAAGGGGATGTAATACTAGCGTCTACAGTAACCTTACGTGGGTCAATGATAGCATCTATTGGATTTAAAGTATTACTTGGATATGTATCAACGTCGGCATTGAATATTAGTAAACTGTCGTCGGTAGGATGAAAACTTACAGTACCAATTACTTCGGCCTCTCCCTCATGGGTCAACAATCTAACCTGACTAATCCCATTTTCAAGCTCGCCGTATACATTAACTAAATCTCTCCATACATCTCTAGTACCCACTTTTACTGGAGTTGTAGTAACAGGATGTTTTGGAACTAGTTCGGTTGGCGGATCACGTGGATCCTCAATTTCATTATACTTTAATAATGTAAGAGTGTTGCCAATTAATAATACGCCATAATCTAACGGGGTGAAATATTGTCTTTTGCCCATTAAATTAGTGTCCTTAGTAATATCCTCTGACAGATTTCCTTCGCTGTCATGTATACTAGCAATAATTTTTTGTATAACCCCTAGCTTTTTAACCTTAGCCGGTGGGCTAATCCAAACTGGAAGTTTAAATGTTAATGAAGCAACGTCAATTGGATTTTCAGTTCCTATCGGTACTGAACGACTTGTCCAATTTGGGCTTTCTAAATAAACAGCAGTTAAACTAGTCCAGTCAATATAATTGTCTGTTGACTGTATCTCTAATGCTGGGTTAAACAAAACAATTAATTGTTCTAACAGTTGTAATTTTTGTTTAGTATTACTGGTCCATACATCTAATTTAAGCTCTAGTGTGTATGGTACAGGCATTAGTCTTTCGATAGAAAAAGCATTGCCTTGTGTAGCTTCGTATTCTTCTGTTTCTTCATTATATTTTCTTTGTCTGATGTCCATTTTGCCAACAAAGTTAGGCTCTTGTACTCGATCTCTATCGTAAGTTACATTATTAATATATACTGTCATTGCTGGTACTGCTATTATGGCATTTTCGCTCATGTTAGTAATTAGTGACGCTACTTGACGACTGCCATCTCCATAGTAAACAGGAACTGTTTGTAAGGTTTTATTGCCTTGTCTATCCTTACCAAATTCAACCTGGAACCCAGAAGTCATTCTGATAAACTGTGCTAGGAATCGCTCAATCTGAGCATCATAGAAAAACTGTTGTTGTGCCGCCATAATTAATTATCCGCCGATGGACGTAAAGCATCACTTAGACTCTGACGCTGTACAGTTACATTAGCATAGACTGTGTACTCTAATACGTCCTGAGCAGTTAATGCTGTAGACACAGTGAATGATATATTACCACTGGTATTTGCTATAGTATTAGTTATAATCTTGCTATTAAGTTTTGATTGAACTCCATATGTACTTACATACGGTGTCTTAGTAACTACCTGTTTAGAACTTAAAGTAAACGATTTTGTTTCTGCGTTTGCTGATGGTGTATAAGGATCTGCAACTTTAATTGCGTCCCAGGCTAATGCATTTTCGTAGTTAGCATCAGTATTATTAATAAACCCGCTCTTCTGTGTAGTATTTGTAGCACCAGGTGTTAGATTAGTTCGTAAACCGTCTTCCATTTTAACCCATCTCCTTGAATCATATCGGAATAATCTATTAGGAACGTAATCTACTCTGAGGAAGAAATCACCAGTAACTGGACTTGAGGGGAATGCTATCCCTGCCGATACACTAGCACCATTTGGAGGTAGTGCATCACTAGTCAAATATCCTTCTACTTTGCGTGATGGTGATACTGTGCTAGTACTTGAATATGTATTGCTAGATACATTAGCATTTGAGCTTGTATCGGCTCCACCACCTGGATCCCCAGGTAACCCATCTGGGGTTACTGGAGCAGTATATATGTTGGTAGTATCATACCCGCTCTTAGGAACATCATCTTCTGCACGCTCAACGATAGCTTCGTTGACTTCTTTGTATTTTTCGTAGGTGCTCAGAACATCAGCTATACTACTATCAGTACCTTCCCCAGCCGCAATATTGTCAATGATATCTTTGTATTCTTGACTGTCTACTAACGGATTTAATTTAACACGCCATAAGTGGGGATACCAAGTTGGTGCAAATCCTTCTGCGGCACGTGTAGCATCTTGTACTACATAATATCTTTTGAGTGCAACAGGTAAGTCTTCGTCCAACGGATATAGATCTTTAAGGTTTGGAAGTTCTAGTACATCACCTACTATTATTTTTCTACCAAGAGTTTGTATCATATCATTCAGATGGAAAACAGCAAACATGGTATCGCCAGTTAAGAACAATCCAAACTGTGTAAGATCAAAGTCATTATCATTCATACGATATATAGTACGCATGGTATAGATATCTTGATCGTACTTTCTATCGCGATTTTCTAAAAATAATAGATCTTGTATACTGGTAAGGCTAGTTCCACCTGGTTCGGTGTTACTAACAAATCCTTGATCGAGAGGGCCGAGATATTTGTGAATGTTGACATCAACACCACCCACTGTGAACATCTCTGACATTCTTCGATCAAAAAACTTGTAATCATCGCCTTTGTGTGGACGATATAAACTTAAACGTGGCATTATTTAATCCTAATTATGTTAGTATTTATCGTCATTGACACCCTAGGCTTTTGAATGTATAATTATTATTATGGAGATAAAATCAAGTCTTGAATGGCAAACTACATATTCTAAGTTAATGAAACTAGCAGATGGGTGCGGAAAACATAGGTACGATATGAGAAAAATAGTAGAAAATTTTCAAGTCATAATAACTGAACTAAGTATTGAAGAAATAGAATGCCGTAGAAAACAGAAACAAACCAAGCGTCATAAAGAACTGATAACTAAAATTAATAAAGAAATTGAAAAATACGAACAAATGATTACATTTGGTACATTATTAAATGGTTGACAATATCATAGTTTACTAATATAATAATTGAAACAACGAGGAAAGTAATGGCTATTAAATTATCTAGAAAGAAAAGCGGTATAAAAATATCAACAGATCGCTCAGGAAAACGGCACGAACCTAAATGGGAAGGAGCCCAAGAGTGGAGCGGAGAACAGTTCAATACCTTTAAACATTTTGCGTTTGACTACTATAGAATGGAAACAAAAAGTACAGATAATAAAAAGTTTGTGATTGCCTGGGTCAATGATAGCGAGCAATGGAAAGAACACAGCAAGATACTAGGTAAAAATCCCGATAGTAAATTTAGTAACACACTAGGTGCTGTATGTAGAATGTTAATGCTAGGCATGCCAGTAGAGCATCAAGCGTACAAGGAATATTGGGAATCATTGAGTGGTACCGAAGGAGAAGTTAAGAGTCCGTTAGATTTTATTAATGAAAGATTAGAAAATCTTTTATCTAAATCGAATAACATTCTTGACGAAGTTAAAGTAAACAAAAAGGAAGTTAAAGCAAACACTCCAACGATACAAGATCGTATGAATGAAATAGCCAACAAACATATTCTACACTTTGAACTATTTGAAGATCAATTAATGAATGGTGAAACAGTAAGTGATCCTAAAGCATTCGAATATCTTAAGACAGAAAACTGTCCACAAGCCTTAATTAAAAAGATCAGTGCATTTTTTGAAGTACACAGGCAAGAACTAATAGACGCTAAAGCAGGACAAGACGAGCAACTAAAAGACGGGTATAGTCACTACAAAGCGGCTGATTACAAGCGTTTTGAAGCATTTTATAGCAAATTATCCACCGATTTAGAAGCCTACGAACAAGTTAAGAAGGCTACTAAAAAAGCCAGAGTACGTAAGGCACCAGCAAAAGAAAAGGTAGTAGCTAAACTAAAATATCTTAAAGAAGATAGTAAGAGCAAGTTAGTATCAATAAACCCTGTAGATATACTAGGTAGTACACAGCTATGGGTATACAATACTAAAACACGTAAACTAGGTAAGTATATTGCTGATGCACACCAAGCACACCTAGGAGTCAAAGGTACTAGTATCATTGGATTTGATACAGCACAGAGTATGCAAAAAACTTTGCGTAAACCAGAGCAACAATTAAAAGACTTTAAAGGTGCAGGTAAAATACAGTTACGTAAGTTCTTAGAGAATATCAAAACTACAGATACTAAACTTAATGGTCGCATCAATCAGGATACAATACTCCTTAAAGTAATCTAAAGTTATCTTGTTGTTCAGGATAAATACTGATATAATAGGATAAAACAAATGGCCAACGAATTACCAGAATTTATATCAAATACCTCAGCTAACTTAACACAAGAACTTTCAGTTGAGACAAAAGATCTCTACTCTAATGTTACAGGCACTGGTGCTGGGCATATTGCATTTGACGCAAACTTACAAGCTCAACTTGATTCTGTAGCTTCAATAAGAGCTGATATCATTGATTACATAAGATTAAGATTAGGTTACGGCATGATTGATGTTGAAGCCGATCAAGAACATTTTGAGATGGGAATTAAACAAGCATTCAAAAGATATAGACAGCGTAGTTCTAATGCTGTTGAAGAAAGTTATGCATTTTTAGATATATATCCTGAAACACAAGAATACATATTACCTAGTTATATTATTGATGTTAAACAGATATTTAGACGTGGAATTGGATCAGTAACAGGTACTACAGCTAGTCAATTTGAACCATTTGCATCAGGGTACTTAAACACGTACATGTTAGTAGCAGGACGTGTTGGCGGATTGGCTTCGTACGAGCTGTTTACAGGTTACCAAGAGTTATCTATGAAAATGTTTGGTGGCTTCATGAATTTTACATGGAACAAAGTTACTAAAAAACTAACAATAGTCCGTAAAGTTCCATTTGCTGGTACAGAAGATAAACCAAGGGAAAGTGTATTGCTTTGGACGTTCAACTACAAACCAGATCAAATGTTGTTAAATGATCCACAAGCGTTTCCATGGATACAAGACTATGCTTATGCTCTAACAGCAATAAGTATCGGGCAAGCACGTGAGAAGTTTGCTACAATCGCAGGGCCACAAGGCGGTACTACACTAAACGGATCAGCAATTAAACAAGAAGGTCTAGCACTGTTAGAAAAACTTGATGAAGAAATTAAGTTGTATATGGACGGTGGACAACCAATGTGGTGGGTTAACGGTTAACAATTATTTGACCTTGTAACATTTTTAAGTTATACTATTAGTTCAACGAGGGAGTGTGATGTCATCAATTATAGGTATATGCGGGTTTATGGGCAGTGGTAAAGATACCATAGCTGATTACCTCGTAAACATTCATGGGTATAAACGCGAGTCATTCGCAAATTCACTTAAAGATTCAGTAGCAGTAACATTCAATTGGGACAGAGAGATGCTTGAAGGCAGATCAAAACAGAGTCGTGAGTGGCGTGAACAAGTAGATGAATGGTGGGCAGAACGGTTAGGTATGCCTAACCTAACTCCAAGATGGGTATTACAGTATTGGGGGACTGAAGTAGTAAGACACACGTTTCACGATGACATGTGGATAGCTAGTTTACAGTATAAATTGGCAACGACCAAAGATGACATAGTTATTACAGACTGTCGCTTTCCTAATGAACTTAAAGCAATAAGAGAGCTAGGCGGACAAGTAATCAGAGTTAAACGTGGCCCAGAGCCAAGTTGGTATGATCAAGCTATACAATATAATAAAGGACCCAATCAAAACTTTAGTTGGGCATTGAGTAGAGGACAGCTAGAGCAGTCAGGAGTTCACGCTAGCGAATACAGTTGGGTGGGACAAGAATTTGATAAAATATTTGTAAATGATACTACGCTTGATGATTTATATAGTCAAGTTGAGGGTTTGATCGCTGTT